CTTAGGTATCTTTGAATCACGTTCGACCTTTATCAAATCCAGACGCCTGATCCATACTGGTGTGCCTGAGGGATTAAATCCCAGACCACCATCGGACTCAGGTAACTGAGCGACCTTCCTAGCTATCCCGCGTAAGCGAGACGGTAATTGGGAAAGTCCTCCCAGACCAACGACCTTCAAGTAACTTATGAAGTTGTTGTCTAGGGACGCGTTAGGAACCTTTGCAGGTTTCCAAAAATTCTTGGCTTCAATTACAAAACCCGCAAACTCTGCAACAGAGTCTGACGTTAAGGTTTTATCCCAACTAATTGGGACCTTAAAGGTTTGTAACCAGCCGATGTAAGCATTGTACAGATTACCATCTGTAATTACTATATCGTCACCGAGAATCCGGAAGTTATCATTAGGTCTCAATCCCAAGTCTAGACACATTTGCGACACAAGTAAATTGTGAGCAAGTCCAAACAAAGGAAAGGAACCGTATAACCCCTGGGGTTGCCCTTTGGTGTAAGTAATATACTTATACCCTACACTCTCCGATAACTCGGGAGATAGTTTCCAGGCAGCCGACGCGAGGAACTCGAGAAGGTTTGCCTCTTGGTGTAAGCCAAGGCCTTCAAGAATTCCGATTTGATAAGATCTAGGAAAGTTGTCAGTCGCACCCGACAGATCGACAGAATACACGGTTTTCCCAGCCGCTAACGCGGCTTGGGCGAACTGGGCCCCTTCAACTTGATTGTGAGTACAATCAGTTGGCAGGTCCTTAAGTAGTCTGTCAAGAGCTTGGTGCAAAGGATACATCGCTACCTGAATAGAGGCTTTAGGCATCGCAATCACGCGAGCTTTATAACCTCTTTCTTGTATTAGAGAAATGGTTCCAGGTGACATCATCTCCTCATCTGACCCCGAAGGGTCAAGACCGAGGGCTGATGGACACTCAAAATTGTTCTCTAGGTAGCGCGCAACATTAGGAACAGCCAGTCCAGAGATGAATGATGATATGTACATTTCATCACTCCACTCTCCAGGCTTTCCGGTGTTGAGACCTGCTGGAAAAAATCGATAGTTTAGCTTGGGTTCCCTTCCTTGGAAGAAGAACTTAGCGTCTGCTATTCCTTTAATCCGCAATTCCTGCTGCGACTCTGGTGATAACATATCCATGCTAAAGATAGCGCCGATAGTTTTCTTCACCTGCTTACTAGTCACTTTTGGTGACCGATAAGCGGTATAAGCCATTAAGGCCGACAGAGATTTAACAACTCTCTTGGGCTTAAGGCCAAATGTAAACAAATGGCCAAAGGGTCCTTTTGGAACCCCGCTCTTAGTGTGCTTGAACCACACAGGCACGTATGATACGTTGCCCGCATGATGTTGGACGAACCATGTCTTAAGATCTTTCAATCTTGAGACGGTCCACTCTTCACCGTTTTTCTCTTGCCACGTATGTATCGTGGCCAGCATTTGTTGTGCTGCGCTCGGGTTAATTCCCAGCAAAGTGAAATGAGTCAACAATCTTTTCGAGTTAGCGCTATTGAATTTTAAATTCATGGTAAATCCTCCTTAATGGATGTGTTTGCCTAGCGACTATAAACGAACAGTTTAAAGACACCGACTAC